ACGGTGTCGGAATGGGCGGATGCGCACCGCAAGCTGTCGTCGCGGGCAAGCTCCGAGCCCGGACAATACCGCACCGCCCGCACGCCCTATCTGCGCGAGATCATGGATGCGCTGTCGCCCCGCCACCCGGCGCAACGGATCAGTTTCATGAAAGCCGCACAGGTTGGAGCCACGGAGGCGGGCAACAATTGGATCGGGTTCGTGATCCACCACGCACCGGGTCCGATGCTGGCGGTGCTGCCCACGGTGGAGATGGCCAAGCGGACCTCGCGCGGGCGGCTCGATCCGCTGATCGAGGACAGCCCGGCGCTGCGCGAACGCGTGCAACCTGCCCGCTCGCGCGATGCGGGCAACTCGATGCTGTCCAAGGAATTTCCCGGCGGCATCCTGGTGCTGACCGGCGCCAACTCGGCCACCGGCCTGCGCTCGATGCCCGCGCGCTATATCTTTCTCGACGAGGTCGATGCCTATCCGGCCTCCGCCGACGAGGAAGGCGATCCGGTCACGCTGGCCGAAGCGCGGACCACGACCTTCTCACACCGGCGCAAGGTGTTCATGGTCTCGACCCCGACGATCCGGGGATTGTCCCGCATTGAACGGGAGTTTGAGGCCAGCGACAAGCGCCGCTACTTCGTGCCCTGCCCGCATTGTGGCCACATGCAATGGCTGCAGTTCGAACGCCTGCGCTGGGACAAGGGGCGGCCTGACACGGCGGCCTATCATTGCGAGGGGTGCGAGAAGCCCATCGCCGAGCATCACAAGATGCAGATGCTGGAGCGCGGGGAGTGGCGCGCAACCGCCGTTTCCGCCGATCCCCATTCGATCGGCTTCCACCTCTCCGCGCTCTATTCGCCCTTGGGCTGGAAAAGCTGGCAGCAGATCGCCCGCGAATGGCTGGCGGCGCAGGGCTCGGAGGAGATGCTGCGCGCCGCGCGCAATACGCTTCTGGGCGAAACATGGGTCGAAAGTGGCGATGCGCCGGAATGGCAGCGGCTGGCGGAACGGCGCGAAAGCTACGCGGGCGTGCAAATCCCCGTCGGTGGTCTGTTCCTGACGGCTGGCGTGGACGTGCAGAAAGACCGGATCGAGGTCGATGTCTGGGCCTGGGGCCGGGGGCTGGAGTCCTGGCTGGTCGATCACATCGTCATCGCCGGTGGCCCGGACGATCCGGCCTGCTGGGACAAGCTCACCGCCCTGCTTGGTCGCACATGGGCTTGCGCCAATGGCGCGGTGATGATGATCGGCAAGCTGGCCATCGACACCGGCTACGAGTCCGCCGCCGTTTATGGCTGGGCGCGGGCGCAGGGCTTCGATCAGGTGGCCCCCGTCAAGGGTCTGGAAGGCTTCAACCGCGCCACGCCGGTGTCGGGCCCGACCTTCGTCGATGCCACCATCGGCGGTAAACGTCTGCGCCGGGGCGCGCGGCTCTGGTCGGTGGCCACGGCCACCTTCAAGACTGAGACCTATCGCTTTCTGCGGCTGGAGCGGCCCAGTGACGAAGACCGGGCGCTGGGCGTCCTCGACCCCCCCGGCACCGTCCATCTGCCCGACTGGATCGACACCGAATGGCTGAAACAGCTGGTGGCCGAACAGCTGGTCACGGTGCGCAACAAGCGCGGCTATGCCCACCCCGAATGGCAGAAAATGCGGGAACGCAACGAGGCGCTGGACACCCGGGTCTATGCCCGCGCGGCGGCGTGGATCATGGGCGCGGATCGCTGGGATGAGGCGACCTGGCGGCGGCTGGAAGCGCAGGCCGGGGTGGAAACGCGCCCGGCTCCGCAACTTGCCGCAGCGGCCGAACCGACAGCACCAGCCGCACCGAAGGCCGGAACACCGACCACCCCGCGCCGCAAGCGCCGGGCCTACACACCGAACTTCATGAGGGACTGAGATGGATCTGGAACGGATGCGCGCCCTGTTGGCGGCGCTGCAGGAGGCCCGTTACGCGGGCGTCCGCTCGGTCAGCTATGATGGCAAGTCGATCAACTATGGCTCTGACGCCGAACTGGCGAACGCCATCAGCGACTTGGAAACCCGGATCGCCACGGCCACATCCGGCACGCCACGTCGCCGCCGCTGGGGCACGGTCGCCTCGAAAGGTCTGTGATCCATGGCGTTCGAAGCATTCCGCCAGCGGCTGGGGTCGATCATCGGCGGGTTTGATGCCGCACAGGCCCACCGCCGCTTGCGCGGGTTCCGGGCCAGCCGCGCCCATGTGAACACGCTGATTGCGGCCTCCGGCGACACGATCACCGCCCGCGCCCGTTGGCTGGTCCGCAACAACGGCTATGCGGCGAACGCGGTGGAGAGCTTCGCCAGCAACGTGGTGGGCGACGGGATCAAACCATCGTCGTCGATTACCGACGCGGCAAAGAAGGAAGAGCTGCAAGCACTGTGGCTGGCCTGGACCGACGATGCCGACGCTGAAGGGCTGACCGATTTCTACGGCTTGCAGCGCCGCGCCGCGCGCGAGGTGTTCCTGTCAGGCGAGGTCTTCCTGCGCATCCGGCCCCGGCGCGCGGAAGACGGTCTGACCGTTCCCCTGCAACTGCAGATGCTGCCCGCCGAGATGCTGCCCCTCGACATGAACCGCACCCTGCCCGGTGCCGGGCTGATCCGGCAGGGGATCGAGTTCGATGGCATCGGCCGTCGCGTGGCCTACCATTTCCTGCGCCGCCATCCGGGTGATCTGACCGATCCGGGACTCGCGGGCGAGACCGTCCGCGTGCCCGCGGGAGACGTCATCCATGTGCTGGACCCGGTCGAGGCGGGCCAGCTGCGCGGCGTGTCGCGGTTTGCGGCCGCCATCGTCAAGCTGTTCACGCTGGATCTCTATGACGACGCCGAGCTGGAACGAAAGAAGATCGCGGCAATGTTCGCGATGTTCATCACCTCGCCTGCCCCGGAAACCCCGCTGGAGCCGACCGAGGAGGATCTTGAGGTCGAGCCCGGCCAGGTGGTGCGGCTCGATCCCGGCGAGGACGTCTCGACGCCCGCGACGCCTGACTCCGGTGGCACCTACGAGCCGTTCCAGTATCGCACGCTGCTGCAAATCGCCGCCGCGCTGGGCGTGCCCTATGGCTACCTGACCGGCGATACCGCGAAGGGCAACTTCTCGAACACGCGGATATCTCTGATCGAATTCCGGCGCCGCATCTCGGCCTGGCAACATGGCGTGCTGGTCTATCAGCTCTGCCGCGCGGTCTGGGTGCGCTGGATGGACACCGCCGTGTTGTCGGGCGCGCTCGACCTGCCCGGCTATGACAGCCAGCGCCGCCAATATCAGGCCTGCGCCTGGCTCCCGACCAAGTGGGACTGGATTGACCCCATGAAAGACGCCTCGGCCGAGATCCTGCAGATCGAAGCCGGGCTGAAGTCCCGCACCCAAGCGCTGGCGGAGCGCGGCTACGACGCCGAGCAGGTGGATCTCGAAATCGCAACTGAGCGCAAACGGGAATTGGCGCTGGGCCTCGACTTCCGGCGGCCGGGGTCACCCGCGCAAGGGCCGGGTGAAGGTGGGGCAAAAGGCGACGATCAGGACAACGCCAAGGATGACGAGGCTGACGACGATGCGCTGGAAGATGCCGATGAAAAACCCGACACCAAGGAGGGCGCATGATGCATCACGCCCAGATCGCTCAGCGCGCCTTCAACACGCCTTTGATGGTGGACCCGGCCAAGGCGCTGGCGTTCCTGTCCGGGCTGGGGCCGCGCATCACCGGGCAGGAAATCATGTTCCACGGCGTCGATCTGCCCGCTGGCGATATCGACGTCGCTACCAGGCCCGCCCGCGCCTCGCTGTTCGGCAATGACCTTGCCCAGCGTCATCAGCGCAATGGCACCCCGCCCTTCGCCATGATTGACGGCATCGCCATCATCGAAATCTCGGGCACACTTGTGCACCGGGGCGCGTGGATCGGGCAGTCTTCTGGCCTCACGTCCTATGAGGGGATCGCCGCCCAGCTGCAGGCGGCGCTCAGCGATCCCGGCGTGCGCGGCATCGCGCTGGATATCGACAGCTTCGGCGGCGAGGTCGCCGGGGCCTTCGATCTGGCGGATCGCATCCGGGCGGCCAGGGCGCAGAAACCCATCCACGCGTTTGTCGCGGAACATGCCCTGTCGGCGGGCTATGTGCTGGCCTCCCAGGCCGACCGCATCATCCTGCCCCGCACCGGTGCAGTCGGCAGCATCGGTGTGGTCGCACTTCACACGGATATGAGCGGGGCCCTTGACCAAAAGGGCATCGCCGTCACGCTGATCCATGCCGGGGTGCACAAGGTTGATGCCAATCCTTATCAGCCGCTGCCCGAAGTGATCCACGACCAGATGCAGCGCGAGTTGGAGGTGGTGCGCTTCCTCTTTG